AGTTAAAAGGGGTGGGGTACGCGAAATGTTCGATGGATTGGATTTCGTTTTTATCCATTTAGAAACCTTTATTTGATTTAAGTATAAATTATGTTATTATACCGTATGGAAAATAAGCTTAAAGAAATAGTGCGGTATTATTTTGACAACTTTGATATGCGGGGTCAGTCTTTTGAGTCGGTGTATCAGGAGCTGCTTGATAATGATGTAGAAGTAAAGGGTAACTCCTTCTTCTGTCCTATATGGTCTGATGAGTTACAAGCCTTTATGTTAATGGGCGGAGCTAAAGAGAAGGCTGATATGTGGATGTTAAAGAAGTTCATTAAGTTTATTAAGCAGGGTGAGAAAACCTATACTGTAGTTAACGGTAATAGTGACTTAATCGTACCAATGTTACTTAAGTATGAGCCCAAAATCATACAACGTAACGATGATATAACAATTCTTCAATTTAATTAGGGGGTTTAAGATGGCTTTAGCTACAGCAATTATCGCAGCAGCAGTTATTGGAGCGGGTGCAAGTATTTATGCGGCTGAGAAGCAAGAGGATATAGCTAATAAAGAGCGTAAAAGGCTTGAGCGTGAAGAAGAGGAGCGTAGAGCTGAGGCTGAACGTATTGCTAGGGAGACTCGTCCTGAAGGTGAGGAGCTTAGTTCCATATCGTTTGGAGCTAAAGATACTAATACCTTAGCTATGGGCTCTACATCTGACTTTCTTGTAACTAAAACTGGCAGTACCTTTGGAGGAACATCAGGTTCAGGGTTAGGGTTTTCAGTATGAGTATGGATAAAAAAACATCTGTGCTCAATTTTGATGAAATGTTAACTGAACTTGATAATCGTTATCCAAATGATGCTCTTCGTATAGATGAGTTGAAGACGGATAAAGATAAAGTTGAGTACGTGGCTAAGTTAAAACTTATTCGTGAAATCCAAGTTATGACTGGGAGGAAATAATGCCTTTAGATATTAAACCTAGTGAGTTCTATGAAGAATACTCCAAAGACCGTAAAGAGTTTGAGACAAGAGCTGAGAACCATGCAGAGATGACCATACCTTATCTGATGAGGAAAGACGGAGCTGGTAGTGGTGATAGTGTAGTTTTTAAAAGAGCTCAATCTTTCTGTGGTGGGCTGGTCAATAACCTTAAATCTAAAATGGGTCTAGCCCTATTACCTCCATCTACCTCATCATTCAGATTTAGACCTGACCCTCAAGGTCTTAAAGATACTTTTGGTGAAGGTGAGAGTATCGATAAAGAAGGTCTTGAAAATATGTATTCGGCGTTATCAGCTAATACTGAAGACATTAATAGTGAGATAGAAGTACAGCAAGTACGTCCATCACTCTTTCAAATTATTGACCAACTCCTTGTAGTAGGCTCTGTTGTAGCTGAGAAGGTGGAAGAAGAAGGTTTATTACTCCATACTCTTAAATCTTTTGCTGTTAAGCTTGACCGTAATGGTAATCCATTGGGTATCTGTGTGGTTGAGGACTTGTATAAAGAAGATTTACCTGAAGGTGTCGAGCCTAGAGATGAGAAGCAAAAAGAGTTTAAACTATATACTTTGGTTCATGTAAATGAAGAAGGTAAATGGGAACGTATACAAGAGCTTGAAGGAGAACTTGTAGGTGAGGAAGCTACTTATGCTGATTATATCAGTTGTCCGTTCAGATACTTAGGTTGGAAATGGGTGAGTGGTGATAAATACCACAGACCTTATGTGGAAGATTACTTTGATGATATGGAGCAGCTTAACAAATTAGCTGAACTCTTAACTCGTGGCTCACTTGCAGCGGCTAAAGTTCTATTCTTAGTAGATGAGTCTATAGGTAGAACTGATAAAGATGATGTGGCTAATGCACCTACTGGAGCATATCGTTATGGTAAAGCTGATGATGTGACAGTAGTTCAAGCTAATAAGAATTATGACTTTCAAGCTCCAGCTGAACGGGAAGCCAGTCTTAAAAGAGAACTTGCTAAAATGTTCTTATCTACTGAATCGACTACTCGTAACGCTGAACGTGTTACAGCGTATGAGGTTCAGATAATGGCAAGAGAGTTAGAAGAGTCTACATTGGGTGGTATTTATTCCTCTATGGCTCTTCATTTTTCTAAGTGGTTGGTTCATCAAATCATGGAGGAAAAGGGCATCAAGTTTGAAAATATTGAACCTGAGATTCTTACTGGTCTCGATGCTCTTGGTAGGTCACAAGAGGCTCAGAAATTAGATGGGTATGTGACAAGAATGACACAACTTGGGCTTACTGACTATCTTATTGAAGAAGAATTGGCTCAGAGATATGCTTCGTATGATGGTATTAATACTGAAAACTTAGTTCGTAAAAAGAAAGAGGTTGATGAGATTAGAAAGGGTCGTCAAGAGGCTCAAGCTAAAGCCGCTATGGATGAGTCTGTAGCTGGAGCAACTGGTGACATTGTGAAGAATGCCGCTACTGGTCAATAAATCTTACGAAAGGAGGACTTATTATGGCTAATAAAGAAGTTGTTAAAGAAAGTAAGGTAATCTCAGCGATTGACTTACCAAAGAATAAAAAAGAAAAAGCTCGTAGAGCAAAAGTTAAAAAAGAAACTGACGAGAAGTAATCTCATAGGGCTCTCTTTGGAGAGTCTTATTGAGCTTATGGCTCTAACATTAAAACAATAGAAAGGAAAGCATTATGGATAACACAGAAAATAATGTAGAAGTAACTGCTGAACAGATTGAAGAACTGTTGAACAGCGGTATGACACAAGTAGCGGCATCAGAGGAATTAGGAATCACAGTAGGTAAACTCAAAGGTATTCTGAAGAAAGCTAAAGAGGTAACAGTTACAACTGATGTAGATGAGACAGCAGAGAAACCCGCAAGTGCGTTTGCAAAGACTTATGCTGGTGAAGGTGTAACGGACAGAGCTAATATCACTGTTATGACAGCTGGTGAGTATGGTGAGTATTCTGAAGCTAATGGTAGGCATTTTGGTCGTGAAAAGGGTAAGAAAACTAAATGTACTATTGAAGAGTTAAGAGCTCTAATTAACTCAGGTTGGAAGCCTAGTATGATTATGCGTAAACACGGTATTAATCAAGAAGATTTCAAACAGCTTGTATGGACGTTATCGAAAGCCGAGCTAAGAGACAGACCTCTTAAATTTAGCTTTGAGCAAGACTTCATTGAGAAGGGGTAAGTCATGTCACAAGACCCAAATGACCCAGCTGGTAACCCAGCGGGTAATGACCCAAACCCTAATCCAAATGACCCAGCTGGTAATCCAGCGGGTAATGACCCAAACCCAGCTCCAGCTGGAGACCTTACTGGTCTTCCTTCTGATGGCGGTGCGGGAGTATCTCTTAATTTTGAGATTACAGATGAAATCAAAGAGAAGTTTGTAACAGCTGATGGAAAGCTTTTAGGTAAGTATGAGAATTTGGAGCAGTTCGCTGAAGCTCATAAAAACTTACAAGACAAACATGCTCAGTATGTTGAAGATGTTAAAACTCGTGAGAAGAATATGACAAACGGTGTTGAAGCTGATGTTATTCAACTTGAAAAGCAAGAAGCTATTAAGGCTGTTATTCCTGAGTTTATGAACAATGGTATGGAGCTCACACCTGAGATAGAAACTGTTCTTACGGAAAAAGGTCTTGACATTAGAGACATTAAGTTAGGTGCTATTGAGCTTAGAGATAAAATCAATGTCGCTCATGCTGAAGTTGGTGGTAAAGAAAATTATGAAGCCATGTTAGGTTGGGCTTCTGAAACCTTAAGTGATGCAGAAAAACAAGCTTTTGATGCTGATATTACGGGTTCTAACTCACGTTTTACTATTAAAGGGCTTTACTCGGAGTATGAAGCAGTGAAAGCCGCTGGTGATGTGACTAATCCTACTAGAATCAATGGCAGTGCTTCAGGTAATGTTGGTCTTAAAGGTTATGAGAGCCAAGCTGAAATCTTTAAAGATAAGCAGTACTTAGATTCTCAAGCTGGTAAAAATGATACAGCGGCTAGAGCTAAGTATAATGCTAGATTGAAGCTGACTGATGAAAGATTATGGAGAGGGTACTGATAATAAATATCAGTATCCTTGACATTTAAGGATAATCTGAGTTATAATGGTAGTCATAGTTGGTTAGGATAAAGCCTGACTAATAACATCTATCGAGTAATTCTTTTCAGATTATTCTTTCAACGGTGTTTATTTGGCAAAACTACAACTAAATAAATACAAACAAACGAAAGGATAAATTATGGCTTATACTGGTGCAAATACTCCAAATACGGGTACAGACTCCGCTGCTGACCTTACAAGAGACATAACACTTGATGTTCTTCAAGCATTCTATAGAATGACTAGATTTGCTGACCTTATCAGAATTGATAATCTTGGTACGGGTTCTGCTGCTGGTTCATTTATCATTGAAGGTAAAGAAGATACTGCTGATACTGGAATCGCGGCTTATGTTGCTGGTACGCAAGTACAAGTTGGAAATGGTACGCAAGATGAAATTATCATCGCTCTTGACCGTCCTCAATACGAATCAAGAAGAATTGACCAATGGGATGAGGCTATCGCAAGATATGATGTTCAAGGTATGAACGTAAGACAACTCGGAGCTAAATTAGCTAACGCTATTGACCGTAAATGTTCTGCGGCTATTGAAGCGTCATCTCTTGCAACTGGTCTTGTTGGTAACGGTGATGGTACTGTTATCGTGAACACAGCTCTTAACGGTGGTGTTGCTGATACTGGTGTCGCTGCTGACAGAGGACAAGAACTGATTGAATCTATCTATGCGGCTTCAGCTGCTATGGAAGTGAATGATGTTCTTGACCAAAAGTTTTGTGCTCTTGACCCTCTTGACTTCCAATACCTACCTCAATCTCTCACAATCGTTTCTAGCGATTACACGAGTAACAATGGTGGTCTTGATATTGGTGATGTTAAGATGGTAGGTGGTGTGACTGTATTCAAAACTAACAACCTTCCAGCTACAGCTGGTCTAGTTGGTCTTGTCTTTACAACAGAAGCAGCTGGTATGGTTAAGCTATGGGATGTGAAAGTTGATATTAATCCTCAACCTGACTTCCTTAACGCTAAACTTATCAACGCATACTTCTCTAACGGTGTTGCAGCTCTTCGTCCACAATGTGCGACCTCAATTAAGAACGTGTAACCCACGCTCTTTACAATACCCTCTTAGGAGGGTATCAATAAGGAGTTCTTATGGCTTTCCAAGAATTTGAAATCGATTCTCAAAAATATTTACTACACGCTGTTAATGTACTTTTACAAGTAATCAACGAACCCCCTTTAGAAAATGAAGAGGACACTGATAATGTACTTGAAGCTCAGATTGCATTTGATGTAATCAAAGAGACTAAAGAAGAAATATTAGGTGAAAATTGGCACTTTAATAGAGATGCTGATTATGTTCTAAGTCCTGATACTGAGGGTATCATATCTATCCCTTTTAACATCCTTGACTTGTCTTCTGCTGATAGTGACCTTATTGTGAGGAACTGGAAATTATACTCTAAGTCTGAACAGTCATTTATCTTTGATGAATCTCAAACAGTTGAGATTATTTGGAATATACCATTCAATGATTTAACTCATCCATTAAGACATTATATCACTGTTTCAGCGGCTAGAAGATTTCAAGCTCGTCAAGTTGGTGATACTGATAGCTATGCTTTTACAAAAGAAGATGAAACTAAAGCCCGTATGATTGCACGGAAAAGTAACGATAGAGCTAAAAAGAATAATATATATGATTCAGGTTATGGTCAAAAATACAATCAAAGTGGTGGTTTATAATGGGTTTGGTAACTAACTCAAAAGAGTCTCTTTATGGTGGAGTTAACCAACAAGCGGCTGAACACCGCTTACCTACTCAAGTAGAAGATTCTGTTAATGCTTTCCCTACTGTTAATAATGGTTTATTAAAGAGAAATCCCACACACGTATTGGATTTGGATGATAATATTGATTATGCCTCTAATATGTGGATTTATGCTTATGATAGGGGTCTTGCTGGTGATAGTGAAGAAAAATACTCAATTCAAATTACTGCTAACGGTATGGAAATTGTAGATGTTACTACGGGTAAGGTGTTTAATAAAGTCAATGGAGGTATAGTATATAGTGATACTAATGCTGAAAACTATTTATACCCTTTTGCTGGTTCTAATGGTTATAGTGCCGTAACTATAAAAGATACTACTTTTCTACTTAATAAAAATATTCAACCTAGAATGATTAATAGGTCGTATAATGGTGTAGGTACTACAACTGTTACTAAATATTTTGATACCATTGGTTTAAATCCTACAGAAAGGGTCATTATTCCTGAATCTAGGAGATTAGAGGGGTTAGGTTCTAACTCTGCTCCGTATAAAATTAAAGCATATC